AACTGTTAATGTATCTTATGAATTTAAGTTTACAGATTCAAGTGACTCAGATTTACCGGGAACAACTCATTCAACTAAAACTATATTTAGATATGATGCAGACGGAAATGCTACAAATATATCTGGTGAAGATGCATTTGTTCAAAGTGTTTGTAATTTAGCCTGGAGTTAATTATGGCAATTCCCGGTCCAGGTAATCCGTTAGTAATGGGTAAAATTTATCAAGAGCTTGATGGAGCAGGTTATTCAGCCTCTCCTGACTCTGGTGAGATAGTTACTTTGGCAGGTTTGGTTGGAGGTCAGCCAGATACTATAAATTCAAACAGTGCCAGTAAGCCTAATACTTCTACTCCTCATTCAATGTCGGAGTGGTATAGTTATGACCATAGTGCAACTGCACCCTTTACTTGGGGGAGTGCTCAAGGAATTGGAGCAGGTATGTTTGATGTAAATATGAGCACAGATAATGCCACCGTAGGACAGGCAGGTACTGTAGTTAAAATTAGTCATAGTTCTGGTCAAGTAAACTATCAAGTTGTAGATATTATAAAAAATAATCCACAAAGTGGAAGTTTTTATGGAAACGGATCAGATAGCACAAGAAGTGTTAGTTACACAGGTACTCTTTCTGCTCTTTATATTCAGTTTATATTTACAAGTATTGATATAGATGAAGAACATGAGTCTGCCCCCGGTCAACTTGCCGCAGAAATTAGAAAACATACTACTGCACATATTACCCACCCTGAGTATTCTGGCTTTAGTTTTGTACAGACATTGAGTGCAGGTACTAATCAAAATATAACAGGAACTATAACACAAATAGGACATACAGGAAGTTCGTCATATTTTGTAATGTTAGAAACAGGATCTACAGGTCCTGGAGATAGAGATCAAATAATTATGCACAATGGAACAGTAGCTTGTAAGCTCTATGCAAATAGTACAACTGGGTCTTCTGTAACTTTATTTACTGGAGATGTAGTAGATATAGAAGCTGGCTCAACTGATGACAGTTCTTAATACTTATAAAATACGAGATTTCATAAAATATACTAAGAGTGTCAATTTATTTGATACTTTTAGTACTTATGAAATTTATATTTGGAGTAATTTTGGTTTCAATGAGTCTAAAGATATAGATTTGATATTTATAGGCAAACCTACTGAAACTATAGGACAATCTTTATACGATTTAAAGATGAACGCTCTTCCTTTCCACAGCTTAGATATAACACTTCTACCAGATACGCGAATGTTTTCCTACATTCCTGACTTCAATAAATCACTTACAAACTACTACTTTCCCCAGAAAATAATAAGATATAAACTTGGCAATATGCAAAAACACCAACATGACAATGGATGGACTTGTACTGAACATTCAAAGCATTTATGGAAGATTGAGCAAACTTTTGCAAGAAAAGATACTAAATATAAAGAACGAGATTGGCATTATCCAATCCTTTTGGAAAATTTTATAAAACTACATGAGAATATTAGAAATGGATATTAAATTCTTAAAAGAAAATTGTACGGAAGACCCATGGCATCACGGAGTAGGCTTCATCAAATTACGTATGAAAGGATATGAACTAAACTTTCACTCTGAGCTTATAGCGAGTCCGACAAAGAACCTTCATAGTCATACAAAAAATTTCATAAGTACATGTCTATTTGGGAAAATGAAAAATGTTATCTATAAATACGAAGAAACTGAAGATAGCGACTGGGTAGTAGAACATGTAACTTGCCAGGCAGGCAAAACACCCGCTATGGCTTGTAACAATATTGCTGTAATAGTTGAATCCGAAGAAATTCAAAACGAAGGAGATACTATTTTTCATCGCTACAGTAACATACATGATATTGAATTATTATCTAAACACGCTTGTACAAAAGTACTTAATGAAGGCAGAATAAAAGATGCACTTGTTATACGAAATAAAAATAAAGAATTTGAATGTGCCTATAAGAATTTAGGCAGTCCCAAAGAGAATTGGGATATAATAGAAACTATACTAAAAGAAAAAGGGGCATAAAGCCCCTTATTACTATACCTCTTCAGGTACTATTTCGTCGTCTTCTTTCTCAACAGCTTCTTTTAGTTTAGCTGTCATTCCTTCAGTAGCAACTCTTACTTGGTCTAACTCCATTTGAAAGTTTTGTTGTTTTGCACTCAAACTATTCAAACAAGCGACTATGTATTTTGCTTCATCACTTAACTCAGAAATAACGTATTTTTTATCATCAAGTACTAATACAGGCTCTTGCTGTTGTTCTACTTGTGGATTATTTTCTGTCGACATAATTTTCTCCTTATTTAAAAATATCTTGCCAATTTCCTTGTGTACTAGCCTTAGCATACTCAGTAGCACGGTTTTCAAAAAAGTTGGTATGCTCAACTGCATTGACTTGCATGTCAATCCAAGGTAAAGGATTCTCATTACTATGAAATATAGCTTTTAGTCCTATACCGAGTAATCTTCTATCCGCAATATAACGAATATACTCTTTTACTTCTTTTGCTGTTAGATCAGGTACATCTGCTTTATTGAAACAAATATCAATAAAGTTATCCTCTAATTCTACAGTCTTTTCAGCAGCACAGTAAATTTCATATTTTAACTTATCTGTCCATAACTCGGGGTTCTCCTGCATGAAAGTTCTAAATAGTTTTGATAGACCTTCAACATGTAAGGATTCATCACGAATACTCCATGTAACAATCTGTCCCATTCCTTTCATTAAGTTATGTCTTGGATAGTTAAGAAGAATAGCAAAACTACTAAATAGTTGTACTCCTTCTGTAAATGCACTATATACTGCCATTGTTTTTGCCATGTCAAATGGAGTGTTCATACTGAAATCTTGTAGATATTCATGTTTCTCCATCATGGCACCAATGTCAAAAAACTCCTGGTACATATCATCTGATTTACCTAAAGTCTCTAACAATAAAGAATATGCTTCTTGGTGTACTGCTTCCATAGCAGCATAACTAACAAGCATCATTCTTACTTCTGGTTGTTTAAATGTAGGTAAGTAATGCTTTGCATAACCTCCACATACGTCTACATCTGCTTGAGTGAAGAACTTAAAGATGTTGTCTAACAATACCCTTTCGCCTTCACTTAATTTTTCTTTGTAGTCTTTTATATCATCTTGTAATGGTACTTCATCAGGAAGCCAATGCATTTGTTGTTGTTTTTTGTAATTCTCAAATGCCCAAGGATATTGAAAAGGCTTATAATATTCTCTTTCTTTTAATAAACTCATTTATCCCTCACAACTTAGACAATCTGATTGCTCAAAGATTATCTCTCTTTTTACTTTATTTGATACATTATCTGCACGACTAATAGCTTCACTTCGTAAATAGTAAAGAGTTTTCATATTTTTAGCCCATGCTAACATATGAACATTATGCAGATCGCCTTTATTTACATCAGGTGGAAAGAATAGGTTTACACTCTGTGATTGACATACAAATTCTTGTCTCATACTTGCGTGTTCTACTACCCATGCCTGATTTATTTCCACTGCAGTTTTGAAGACTTCTTTTTCTTCATCAGTCAAAAAGTCTAAATGCTGACAGCTTCCTTTATTTGTTATAATACTTGTCCAAGTAGAATCAGTGTTTTGATTGTACTTTTCTAAGACCTCTTCTAAAAATTTGTTCTTCATTAAATAAGAACCAGACTTAGTTTTCTGTGTGTAAGCATTCGCTCTAAACGGCTCTATGCTTGGGCTTGTGTTTCCACAAATAATACTACTTGAAGCATTTGGGGCGATTGCAAGAAGATGAGCATTTCTAACTGAACATGAATCATCGTCTGGACATGCGCCTTTCTCTACTGCAAGTCTTTCTGTTTCTCTTTGAGCTTGGGACTTTATACGTTTAAATATCTCCATATTTGCACTTGTTGCCAAAGCTCCTTCAAAAGCTATATTATTCTTCTGCAAGTAAGCATGGAATCCCATAGCGCCAAGACCAATACTTCTCTCTCTTTCAGCACTGTATCTTGCACGTTCTAACTCATCAGGTGCATTAGCAATAAAGGAAGTAAGTACATTATCCAAGAAGCGTACTAAGTCAGGTATAAATGCTGGGTGGTTTTTCCACTCGTCATAATACTCTAAATTTACACTCGAAAGACAACAAACTGCGGTTCTTTCTTCATTTGTAGCAAGAGTTATCTCGGAACAAAGATTGGAATGATTTACTTTGAGTCCTTTTCTTTTTTGAAACTCGGGTAAGTCTGCTTGTACAGCATCTTCAAACATCAAGTATGGTTCTCCCGTTTCCATACGATTTTGTAATAACTTTACCCAAAGTGTTCTTGCACTTATAGTTTTAGTGACTTCTCCACTATGTGGATCAATGAGATCCCAGTCATCATTAAAGTCATTTTCTTTAGTTGCTCTATGTATTACTTCCATAAATTTGTCTGAAATTACTATTCCATGATGAAGATTAGTACATTTACGATTAGTGTCCCCGCCCGTGGCTTTACGAACATCTAAAAACTCCTCTATCTCGGGATGTGATATATGTAGGTAAGAAGCATAACTTCCTCTACGAGTTACCCCTTGACTAAATGCAAGCATTTCTGCATCTACTACTTTCATAAATGGAATTACGCCAGTAGACTCTGAGCCTTTCGACGTCTTTGTCCCTTGTGACCTAACATCGCTCCACCCGCCGCCGATTCCACCACCCATTGATGATAGATAGGCATTCTCAGTGTAATGTCCTGTAATTCCTTCTCTGCTGTCTTCTACATAGTTAAGAAAACAACTTATTGGTAGACCTCTTTTAGTTCCACCATTTGATAACACAGGTGTAGCAAACATAAACCATAAATTACTGGCATAGTCATATATACGCTGTGCGTGTGCTTCGTCATCACAAAAGGCTTCTGCAGCTCGTGCAAAACCTTCTTGAGGACTTTTTTCATCTCCTACAAGATATCGATCCTGTAGAGTTTTGATACTAAAGTCAGTAAGAAGTTTATCCTTACTGTAATCAATTTTCACCATTTCTACGTCTCTCCTCTATTTTTCTATTAATAGTTTCTATATTATCTTTGCCGATTGCTTCTTCTGAATATGTAACTAAGTCCATTAACTCTACGTTTATTAGAAGTTGCTCTGCGTTTTCATTTAGTGATTGAATATATTTATACTTCCCATCTATTGGTATAGAGTCATATATATCAAATACACTTCCATATTGTTGCATTAGGTCTACTGCGCGTTTTGGGCCGATTCCAGGTATTCCTGGAACATTGTCCCCTTTATCGCCAGTTAGACATTTGAATGTAATATAATCTTCCACTTCAAAATCATAATGCTCATCCCAAGTATTTAGTGTTACCTCTTTACGAGTTACTGTACTAAATCTTGAAACTTTATCTGTTATAAGTAAATCCCAATCTCGGTCAGATGAAACCATCCAACACTCATCAAAATTAAACTTCTCTAAATTCATACTTATGTATGCTGCTATATCATCAGCCTCAACTCCCTTGAATTGTAGTACTGTATGTTTTTCTTTTAGCAAAGTAAGTGTATTACTAAACTCTGCCATAAACATTGCAAACTCTTTAGCTTCTTGTTCGGTTTGCTCTGCATATTTTTCTTTACGGTTTGCCTTATACTCTGGGTGTATAGCTTTCCTGTAACTACTACCGCCATCAGCAGTAATAATAATTGTACCTGCGTTGTATGATTTTGCTAAACTTTCTACTGTTCGTGCATAGTCATACTTGAAGTCTGTTACACCTTGATGTTTCCACCTAAATGCAATGTTAAGACCATCAACTATCAGCAAGTTCCCAATCGGAGCTGGGTTCCCAAGGCTTGAGAACGAAATTGCCATTTGTAAATATTATCTCCTCTTTATCTAGCCAGTCTTCTAATATAAGTACGTATGCACCCAGCCAGGCAATATGCATATACTTAGTTGTATTTTTTGGTTTTCTTACAGTTGCTACAAAGAACTTTCCATGATTCTCACGAAACACAAGAAGCGGTTCTTGTTTCATCTGTTGGGCTTGTTTACAAATCTTACTCCACCACTTAAATAAGTTATTACTTTTTTGTGTGAATATCTTTGCATCAAATCCTACATGTTTGTAAAACTTCACTTCTACACAAAATATGTTGTGCTTTCCATGAACTCTCAAATCTCCTTTGATCTTTCCACTACCAGATCCAGGAGTTTGTTCCCATTTTTCTTTGGTTACTCTATCGAGAATAGAAATTACTTGCTGTTCTCCTCGATTACCTTTTTGTCTTGGATTAACCATCTAAATGACTAACCTTATCTTCTTTTACTACTTCTATTTTGGACAATAGTGGGTGTGTCCATCCATGTGATACTATATAAGTATTCAAATTTTCCTCTCTTAGTAATATTTCTACCAATTTTTCTTTTCCTAACTCGTCTAACACATTTGTTACTTCGTCTAAGAATAGTGCGTTTATTTGCGACTTTGATATGCTGCTCATTAGCTTACGTATTGCAAGTAAAGTAGAAGTGTTAACTCTTGCTAACTCTCCTGCACTCAGTGCTAATATATCTACAGGTTTACCATTGTCATCTATTTCTACATTTAATTTATCATTTAATACTACAAACTCTAAACTGAATCTTCCATCTGATAATTCAGCAAGATACTCATTAGTGAGTTCTTCTAAGTCTTTAACTAAGTTTTCTATTTTGTAAGCAAGTAATCCATTGGTACTAAAAGCTTTCTTTAATACTTCTATGTGTCCGAGCTTTTCTTCTACTGTAGTTAATTCTTCTGTAAGGCTTTGTAATTGATTTTCAAAATCATCTTGTTGTTCTTCAATGATAGACATACGAGTATTGTGTCTTTCTACCATTTCATTTTGTTTAATAACATCTTGTAGACTATCTCTTTCTTCTTTGATCTTTCTTTTTAGTTCTACAATATTACTTTTTAACTTCTGTTCATCTAAAATATCTATAGGTAATGTATTGTCTATGTCCCTAAATAAGTCTTCCCATTCTTCTACTTTTCTGTTAGCTATAACTCTAATTTTATTTACTCTATCAGCTTCTTGTTTATCTACTGTGAGTTTTTCTACTGCGTCTCCATACTCTGCTATTTTTGCAGTATGATGTTCTATCTGCTGTTGAACAAACTCTTCGTCAATATCTTGATGACAAGTAGGGCATTCTCCTTTGAGAGTACCATATTCTTTTAGAGAACTTCTATGCTCATTCATTTGATACTTAGATAGTGTAATCTCTTTATTTAAAGATGTTGTATCTATAGACTTACTATATTCTTCTAATTGTTGTTTGTAAGCGTTAAGGTCGATTTCATCTAACTGTTCCTTTGTAAAATTATTTTTTATAATTTTTTTATTTGTTTCAGAGATATTTTCATATTCTCTCATATAAGAACGTAAAGTTTTTTCATTTTCTTCCGACTGAAATGGTAAATCGATTTTCGATAATAGTGATGTATCATCCATTTTATTATCTGACAACCATTTTACAATAGTGTCAATTTTACCTTGCAGCCTTGTAGCTTCTGATCCAGAGCTTCTTGCCAAGTCTTTAAATACTTCAAAATATTCTACATACTTATTTAGTTGTAATAAGTCTATTAAGAATCTTTTCCTATTAGTATCAGTAGCAGTAAGAAACTGCAACGATGCATTAGTATTTTGATATACAATCTGACTAAATGTTTTATGGTCTATTCCAATAATTTCTTCTAAAGTTTTATATGTATTAGTAGCTGTATGACTTGATATGTCTTCTCCGTTCTTATAGAACTTTACTTTTATATTACCTCTACGAACCACATCTATTTGGTACTCATCATCTACTACATCAAAAGACAAAGATATATCATAGCCATTATTGACTTCACGATTTGGTATGTCTGCTTTTTTAATTCCTTTCGAGTTTTTATTGAAAAGAACTTCCTCTAATATGAGAGGTATAGAGGATTTACCTGTACCGTTAGTACCAACTAATTGTGTTACTATACTTTCGGTTAAATCTAACTCATTATCTGCTCCATAACTGAAACAATTACTCCACTGCAACTTCTTTAGCGTAATCACTAAACACTCCTAAAATATTTTTTACTTTATCTTCATTCAACTCTAATATATAACTCAAGTATTCATTGAGTTCTTCTTCCATAGACATTTCTTTACTAAGAACAAGAGTTGCTTCTGTCTTTCTTTTTATAACTTTTTTATCAAGTAACTCACTATTTTTGATATTACTTAGATCAGATACATCACCTTCTATTTCATATATAGTATGATGATAGTCTGTTTGTACCATTTCTTCTTCTGTCGATACTGTTTTTCTTATTAACTGCGGCAACTCGAACTGATGCCATGTCCAGTCATAGTTATTATCTATAATTAAATAACCAGTCTTTACAATATTTCTATGAAATGATGTAGTCATAGGGCTTCCAGGGTACACAATATTTCTTTGAGTATTCTCGTGAGCATGTAAGTCTCCTGAATAAACCGTTTTAAACTTATCAAATCTTTCTAAATCTACTTCGGGTACTACATGTGGAGGTATTTCTCCTCTTACATGTGTGAATAGTATTTCTGTATCTATATCTTCTATACTATTCTTCTTGTGCAAATCTGCATAGGGTAGAATTGCCCAGTCTCTACTACGATATGTATCAGTAATTACAGTTACTAAAGGATTCAATTGACTTGTAACTTTGATTAAATTATCAAAGAATGTTCTATGTTTCCTTGTAGCTTCGTGATTACCATCGTAGATAACTGTTTCTACTTTTGTATTTTTAATAAAATCAAAATACAAAGTAAGTTCATCCATGGAAGGGACTCGATCAAACAAGTCCCCGCCAATGATATGTAATGTGACCCCATGCTTCTCTACAGCTTCTTCTATCTGTTCAAAGAACATCTTATAACGTGAGCATGCCCATGCCATAGGAACATTCTTTTGTCCCAGCTTAATATGCCAGTCTGCTGTAAATAGAATCATAATGTGCCTTAACTAATGTCAAATTCGTCAGAGATTGACTCGTCTGGTTTTGAGTTATCAGCACCTTCTCTTAGTCTGTCCAGAAGTTCTTTCTGTGCGTCTGGAGTTGGTCTTGTTAAGATTTCATCCATAGACTTAAGGTCTGCTACTAACTCTTGCTCTGACTCAGTTAGAGGTCTTGGTTTACATTTTAATGCTTGTAATTGATACTCAACATTGTAAGCCATCGGTCCTGTTTTAACTCTTTTGAAGCATACATCCCACCCAGTTTCAGGGTCAGTTGGGTCTCCGAGGTCTTCCGCGGCTACCATTACTTGTTCCAGTAGTTTCTTCTTAAGATTTAAGACTTTGACTTTACCGTCATGAATACATTGAATTGCATAAGACCAACCACATTTTAGTTCTGGGTGGTATTCTCTTACCCAATCTTTTTCCACATTAGTAAATGCTTCAGTGTTTCTGTCGAATGACAAACACTCGAAAGGTAAATTCTTTCCGTTTTCACCTTTTAGCCAGTATACATATCTTGGTAACATGTCACCGACTATTCTTATTTTATTATCGCCTTCTACATATTGGTAGCTGTCGATTTTGTTCTTTTGGGCTTCGCCCTTGGCTTGATTAAAACTTATTGCCATTTTATTTCTCCTTTATTGATTTCCTCGAACTTGAAGTGAATACGATCCCCTTCGAGCCAAAGTAATCTGTTGCTTTCTATTATGTCTTCCCTACTAAAGTAAAGGAAGTCTAGAGTGGTATCTTTGGTTTTTTGATATTCGTAATAGTTGCGCAATGACGCGATACCTGCGTACTGTGCAATCTCGCTATCAGAATATCTCCTTCTTTGAATAAACAAAGGCTCAGGATTCACAAGGAAACTATCCCCATGAAAACTTTTTTGCCAGAACTTGTATATTCTATCGTGCCTATTAACTGGAGGCAGTTTGTATGTCAAGATGTGTAGGATTGTCAAAATATCATTGACGCTTCCGTTGCTTTCTTTTTTTATCTTTTTCCAATTATAGAGTAACATTATATCAAAAATCTAACCTTTTGTCAAGAACTATTTTTCAGTCCTATAGATAGGAAACTTCGTACCCTTGTTTCATGTAATATCCCATTCTCGCACCTGCCTGCTTTCTGGCTGTGCGACCTTCAAGGTGTATATCTACAATTACTGGTTGAGGTTTACCTTCGTTTAATCTTATGACTCTACCGACTAACTGTGTCAGTAAAGGCTCGTTGTTTATGGGCGTCCCCAATATTAGACAGCTAAGACAATCTACTGAAATACCTTCAGAAAATATACTTTGAGTTCCAAATAATATATCTTTTGTAGTAAATATTTCTTTAATCATCTCTCCTCTTTCTTCATGAGGAACGTCTCCTGTAACGCATATTGCGTTATCTCCTACTAATGCTGAACTTCTCTTGAGAAAATCAACTCTGTCACTTACTACTAGAACTTTATGTCCTTTAGCAGCATAACCTGCAGCTAGTACTGCACATATGTTTTGGTACTCCCAATCGTACGCTAATTCGTTGATTCGAGTAGCCCAAGCAATGTTCGCTCCGTCCATGAAGCGTATACCACTTTTTACTATTTCTACCCGAGGCACCATATAATTTTCTTTAGGTGGTTTATAAACTGTATTTGAAAAGTAGTCTCGAAATA